CAAGCGAAACAAAGGCGAATATAGGTTGGACAACTGAATAACTGGCACATAACCCCTTGCAGTTTCGGCTGTGAGGGGTTATATTAGTTGTATCAACAGGAGAGAAACCTTGATCACCCTTCGCCCCCATCAGCAATCTGCTCTCGACAAGCTTGCTATGGCTTCGCGTGGACAGATCTTGGTACCCACTGGCGGTGGTAAAACTATCATCGGCATTATGGATGCTGTTCGCCGCTTCAATGCATCCACAACTCCTATCAGTATCATTGTTGTTGCCCCTAGAATCCTTCTAGCACAGCAGCTCTGCTCTGAGTATATGGAAGTCATCAAGGAAGAAGTCAATACACAGGTTATCCCTGCTCACATTCATTCTGGTAACACCTCACATTTCTCTACCACTAAGGTGGAAGAGATAAAGTGCTTCACTGGTATGATGCAGACAGCAGGTCTTCACAGTATTTTCTTTACAACATACCACAGCCTGCATAGACTCGCTGAGAGTAGTGTTAAAGCAGACACTATAGTGTTTGATGAGGCTCATAATTCTACCCAACTGGGCTTCTACCCGGCTGTAAAGTATTACGCAGAGACCGCAACGCGTTCTTTCTTCTACACAGCAACCCCGCGCCACTCACACACACCTAAAAAGCCCGGAATGAACGACAGTTCCGTGTTCGGTAATGTGATTGTGAGCGTTGCGGCGTCCAAGCTTGTTCAAGGGGGCTTCATTGTTCCTCCACGGGTCATCGCACGGGAACTCCCCCTCCTCAGGAAGGATCAGCTCACATCTGAGCGGGATGCCGAGCACATCATCCAGAGCATTGACGAGAACTCTGTTAGTAAGCTTCTGGTCTGCGCCAAGAGTGTAAAACAGATCGTTCGTATGGTTGCTGAGTCTTCTTTCGTTACTGATCTCCAAGATCGCGGCTTTTCCTTTATGTATATTGCTGCTTCCACTGGTGCTATCATTGATGGTCGCAAAGTATCACGCGAAGAGTTCTTCAAGACCCTCAATGCTTGGGGCGCTGATAACGCTAAGAAGTTCGTTGTTATGCATCATTCGATTCTCTCTGAGGGTATCAACGTTTCTGGTCTTGAAGCTGTTGTTATGTTGAGAGCTATGGATGCTATTGGTGTTTCTCAAACCATCGGTAGGGTCATTCGTTTGCACAAAGATGATGCCGCAGGTATGAGAGCGGGGGAAATCACGCCAGGTAACACTTCTGAGTATACTAAGTCGTTTGGTATGGTTATTGTTCCTATGTTCTCAAAGAGTCAGCAGGGCGTTGCACGTTCCGTTGATAAGGTTGTGGATATTGTCTTCAACCAAGGTGGTGCTGCTACTTCTACGGTCAAGCGCTAATGTGTTTTAATTGTAATATTATTTGCACTTACCCTACAAGTACTGGTATAATACTTTGGTATTTCACACAACGATGACTCTTATACTTACCACTCTGGTAGGATTGATGCAAGTCGGTCCTAACCAATGTCAATTTGATTTACTACATCCCAATGGGGAGATTGATACTCACACAGTTGAGTGTAGTCTCATCTATGACGAACGGCTGCTAAGGTTGCCGACCACATAAGTGTCCACTAGGGGTTGCACAGCATTCCCGACACGCTATACTAAGTACATCAGCGGGGCACCGAGTACCGCTGGCGACAGTCCTAGGATGACTCTAAAAGCAACTATCATCATTTCAATACAACCATATTACGGGTTGTAACAATATGATGAAAATATGTAGTTATGCCTTATAATTACATCAGGAGCCGTTCATATTCTGAGTTGGCTATTACGTATATTATTCCACATCATTTTTCACAAACATCATGTTTAACAAAGCAATTCTAGCCGCAGCTCTTCTTTCTGTCGGCGCTATCACTGCCGGTACTGCTGCTTCTGCTGCTGAAATCGGTGTCCGTAGTTCCTACGGTACTTCATTCCGCGAAATCACCAACGGTCGCTTTGTAGCTGCTGGTGCTTCTGCTGAAGCATACATTGAGAACTCTGCTGGTTTCTCACTAGGTCTAGAGCAAGTAAGCACCGAGACCCGCGAAGGTTCAATCGATCGCGTAGTCGGAGAGCCTGTTACTCTAACCGAGACCAAGCGCTTTCCTTTCGTTGGTAACGTCACCACAGGAACTGAGCAGGTTCTAGGTGATGTAAGTGAGACTTCTGACTTTGAAGCCACCTCACGTGACTTCAGTGGAGTCAGTGGTTCTGGTTACACCCGCACCCTCGTAGGCGCTAGCGTAGATGGCTACAAGGAGACATATGACTTCACTGGTGGTAGCAGCCAGACATTCTCTGAGCTAAGCACCTTCAGCCGCTGATAGAGTATAGGGGGACTGGTTCCCCCCTCATCCCCCATTCTTTATTATTCTTCTTTGAAAACAATGTTCAAAAATATCTCAAAAGTTGCAGCACTTGCTGCTGTTGTTCTTTCTGGTGCTCCAGTAATGGCGCAAGAAGCCAATTTGAATACCAGTTCTAGCAACTCTGCCCAAAACGTCCAGTCTAACTCAGGTGCAGTCAACCTTGCCCCTATGGGTGGTTCAAATGCTAACTATCAGATCAACTCAGTATCTAATAGCCAGTTTGGTTTTGCTCCTGGTATCCAGTGTCCAACTCCAGAGCTTGCGGTTGGAGCATTCGGCGGACAAACCAACGGTTGGGGTAACACAGGTTACAACACCTCTGGTAACAACGTAGGTGGTACAGTAATGTTTACAATGCCTCTTGGTGGAGACACTGCCGAGTATTGTAAGCAACTTGCGCGTGAAATCGCAAAGCAACGTCGTTTAGACACTGAAGTCAATATGATCAGGCAGTGTGCTCAACTAGCTAATGCTGGTATCACTGTTGATGTAGAGCAGTTCCCCGACTTCGCACTATGTGCGGGTGTCCGTGGCGCAAACGGCAACACAGCCCTCCTAGAAGAGCCTGAGCGCGTATTCAGCCCTGCTGAGACCGCTGTTCCCGTTATTCCAGTCAGCAAGACACTACAGCAGCAACTCAATGCAGTCACTGCTAACTGAGACAGTTAGACAAGTGCCCACTAACCTCCCACACGGGAGGTTTTTTTATGCTATACTTTACAAGTAGGAAACAAACACACAATGCAAAACCAAAGCTATACCGAAGTCCTCCGCGAAATGCAGGACATCCGTGAAACCTGGCGGCGTAATGACTTTACCTACGAGCCAGGTCAGAAAGAGCGCTACGAACTTCTGGTTGAGGTCCGTAGGGCACGTGTTCTTCAGCTATTTGCTGACGGTGAAGTGTACGTAGGAGGTATTCAGTCTAAGTGAGTAATACAATGAACGAACAGAACCTTCCAGAACAGCCTCAGACGCCTCAACCCCTTGACGCGTACTGGACAACCCCATACGGTGACTTCGCTATTCGCAAGACCCGTTTTGGTGTATATCAGTCCTATGACCGTGAACTAGTCCCCCTCTTGACCGGTGGAACCTATGATGCAGTCTGGCAGATGACTCCTTGTCATCTACAATGGGCACGTGAAGGCTACAAGCCTGCCGATGGTCAAGAAGTCCGCACCTATGACTCAGTTGTTGGAGGAAAACTATGACCGACCGCAAAGAACAGCTCTACACCATTCTCTTTGATGTATTGACCGAGCTTACCGAACACGAAAGCTCTGAGGTCATCTTTGACCGTATTGTGGAAGACTTTGCGATGAGTGCAGAGTACCATATGGGTCAAGCTACCACATTTACCGAGATGTTGAACACATTTCGGCACGAAAACCCCCTAGAAACCATTCCTGATGGTTCTGAGGAGCCATTATCCTCTTATGCGGACACCAAAACCAACTTTCCAGTCAATTGGGAAGCCATTGAGGCTAACTTAGACCCAGTAAACCGTGACCTTATGTCCGGGGATCAAGATAGTTTCCTTGATTTTGTGAAAAACATCCATTTTCCTGATACACTAGAGTCCTAACCCCCCATAAATACATTATGCTCGCAACCACTCCTATGGAAACTGAATACTTCGAGATCGACCACAGCGCGATGGCGCACGAAACCGAGAAATTCTTTGCTGAAAGGGAAGCAAACCTTCCAGCAACCAAATTCGCACAGTATTGTGAAGAGTTTCCTTGGGCACCTGAGTGCAAATTGTACGACGTTTGAACCAAGAGCACCCCTAGAGGGTGCTTTTTAGTATCCAGTTGTGAAACTGCACACTTTCTTGACTACTGACCCCTCAATGGGTTATATTGTATCTGTTGGAACGGAGTAACCCCCCACAATGGCTATCACCAATCGTCAAGTCATCTTCGCAGACGCTGTTTCTGATGAAGGAGTTGACTATGGTACTGGATATTACGTCACTTATGAGTATAGTGGCGGAAAGAGTGACTATTTTGGTCCATTCAACCACCTTGAAGACGCATTAACCTCCGTCAACACACCTTCTATCTAATTTATTATGAACGAATTTGCTTACAACGACGTTGATCTGTTCGAATCACTCGGAATTGCTGAGGAATGGGAAGAACAGGAGGAAAACTCCGATCCATACGCAGAACTAGACGCTAAGACACTAAAAGAATATGGCTTTTGATTTAGGGACCACAGAACAGGCTTTTCCACTCATTCAAGTTATCTTTGGAGGTTCACTACTATGGTTAGGTTTCAATCTTGAGATTGTTACCGTTACAGAGGAAGAAACAGACGAATAAATAGCAGGGAGGGCGACCTCCCTTTTTTTGTGGATGTGTGAAATGATACTACTTCTGTGCTTCTTACCTGCTATTGTGTTGTTCATAATAGTCAAGTTTATCCTCTTGTTCGAGGCTTCCCATAACGAATATGATTATGTCCGACACGAACCATCCAGAGAACGACATTTTTTGGAAAACGTCTATGAAGACACTGAAGGTGAGGAAGATGATTATTGATATTGAAAAGAAACTCCCTGGTCTTATTGCTGAATGGTATCAGGAAAGAGGATTAGATACTCCTCCGTGGAGACAACCAAAGCCATACTTTGATAAGGATGGTAATATTATTAGACCTGAGGATGAAGATGGACTTTGAAGTAATCGTCAGAACGTATACAGGTGCCGTCAAGACTATTGAAGTCACTGAGATGCCTGATGAGGAAGCCGCGAGGGCTGAGGCAGTTGGTCTCACGTTCGGTAGAGTCCTTAGCATCAAAGAAATCAACGTACCAGACCAGCCAAAGCCTAAGGATCCCCCAAAGGTCAAGCGACAGAAGGTTGAGAGGCAACTCAAGCCCGGTGAGACTGAGGTTATCATCACAGGCTATAACAACAACCCACTAGCAGTCTTTTCTAACGTAGATATTGAATTCTAGACAGTTGATGAAGTGTCCACTAAACCGACACAGGGCACCCAAATGCCCTATACTAATTACATCAACACAACACCAGTCAAACAAATGGCTAACTACGAAGCTCGCGGCTACTACATCGACCCTAACGGTCGCCGTGGTGAGTTTGTTGTAAACAGCCCCTCTAGCAGCCGTAGCCAAATTGAGCGCATTGTACGTAACCGCTACGACGTGGGTCGTGAGGTTCGTATCAACTACGTTGATGATGGTGGGCGCCAAGAGCGTGAGCGTCAGGACCGCCAGAGACGCGATAACGAGCGTCAGGAGATGAGAGACCGTGAGCGTCAGCTAGAGACAGCCAGCACCCATTCCTCCTCCGCTTTCTCCTCCAGCAGTAGCAGTTCACAGAGTAGCTACTCTGCTCCTAGTGGTGGTGGTGGCTGTGCTACCCTCTTCTGGGTCGTAGTGGGTATCGTTGCTATCGGCGTGTTTGGTGGTGGTGAGGGCGAAGACGGCTCTCCTAGCGCCCCTGAGCAGAGCTACAACGCCCCTATGGAGCGCGTTGTCCCTGCACAAGAAGCTCCCCAGTGGGAAGACTACGCTACTCCCCCTCCTTCCTACTGTGTTACTGAAAACTTTGAGCCTTGCTGATGATATTCATCATACCTCTTATTCTTATCACACTACTACTAGCATACTCACAGGATAGAATCAATGGATAACTTCAACGAACCAGGAATGAGTCGTCAAATAACTGAGTCAGAACGTCAGTTTATGTTTGATTGGCAACTAGAAAACTGTGCTAGAATAAAGGGCACAGAAGTCCAAAAGTTTACTTGTGTTGATAGCACAGGTAAGATCACCCGCAAAGTTGTTATTGAATTCGATGACTGACTACGAACTTCTAACTTTTCTCCTCAAGTGCTTCTCTACATTCTTTGTGCTAGGCTGCGCCTATGTTATCTCCAGTATGGAGAACAATGATGATGATGATGACGATGACGAGGGTATGTACCAACTAGCTTACGCAACCAATGAACGATGAAATCCTAGACTATACCGAAGACGTAACTGTCACACTAACCCGTTCTGACTGGAATTGGTTTGTTACACTGATGACTGACTCCGTCAATAAGATGGAACTAGCTGTTGAAACAGCAGGACAGGACTCAGCCGAGTTCCTAGCAATTCAGACCCTACGCACTATTCGCAATGAAATCGCCAGACAATCTGGACTTGAACAGTTTATTGAAGGAGATGCCCGTCAAAGCACCTAAAGGCTATCACTATGAAGTAACAGACTTCAAGCGTAATGTTGCTGCCTTCTGGTTGTGTGGTGGACGTCCCTACCTCTATAAGCAGGGTGAGACTGCTAGGACTATCCATTCTTTCTATAACTATAAGAAGAACGTATGGTACTCACCAATCAACTCAAAGAAAGTTGGTGGTGAGGTTGCGGTGGAGAACATCAGACCATACTCATCAATGCCTATTACGTATCAAGGTCTAGATGTATTCTTCTATCAATAGGGATTTGTGAGTAATCTACCAACCAATCGCTTGATTGTTGTGACTAGGTTACTCTGACTCATTTCACTCATCACATCAGAACTCATCTTGAATGAGCGATTACACTCCCTGATGAAGACATCCTCATCATTCTGTGTGAGTGGTAATCTATCAAGCCTATCTCTATATCCAACCTTGTACTCAGCGGGGTTGGATATTCTTGTGAAAATGTAGAAGTTTAGAGCCTTTTCGGGTAGTTTTAGTGCAGTTTTGGTGATATTCTTCAAGATTTGACCACCACTTAGGTCACCCAAGTAACGTGTGTAGTGATGTGCTACCAATAGTTCTGGATTATTCCTACTAATGAAGTTGATCCTGTCCACATATACTGAAGCAGAGGGTGATGGCGTTATAATATCATACCAATCCTCACCAAGGAAATACTTGAGATCCTTACTAATCGCCTTGGTTCTATACAGTGCAGAGTCATCAATATCAATGACGGCTTTATTATCTCTATTGTACTGTAGACCATCCTCTAATGCTGTGTAGATGAAATAATAGTCCGTCAACAACCTAATATATGATTCCCTTTCAATAGCACCTTTTAGGTACAAAACCACTGCTGATGCAGACTCAGCGATAGTATGTGCCTTCTTTGTACTCTCTCTAATGCGCTTAGATAGCCCCATTTTCATAAACTAATTGTATATAATATATATTCCCCTAAATAATAAGGACCAACTACTAAAATCAAATGCTAGACTCATACAAGAGTCATAATGCAAAAAGTGATTACTATGGTAGTGATAAAGTTATTTGTAGGAATTATATTCCTGCTCCTAAGCGACCTTTGGAAATTGTTGAGTACATCCGTAAAGAGGATGCCCTACTAGAAGCCGAGTTACAGAGAGTTGAGAGGGAGCTTATTGACCTATATGGTCAGAAGTGATAGACTAAATACCTCGTAGGGCAACCTACGGGGTTTTTTATTGGTATAAGCATATGTCTTATAAGAAAAGTAAGGAACAGCTCACCAAAGATTTCAATTTTGTTATTGACTGTGCGCGGGAATGTGGTAAGGATGCTGCTAGGACAGAGAGCCTACACACCTTCACTACCAGCCTCAGTTACATTGATTCCTTCCTTAGGGGAGGCAAGCTCACTCAAAAGGAGGCAGAGCAGCAAGTCAAAGATCTGTACAAAGCTTGGAAATCAACCAATAAAGCCATCGACTCTGAGTGATTCTATGCTATAATAATAGGGTACCAGACACGAGAGCTATTGGAAAGCTTTATGTCCCTAGCCATTGAGGTCGCCAAGACCTCACCGTCACGCAAGCCCGTAGGGGCTGTGCTGATGCGTAAGAACAAGATCATAGCTACGGCAACCAACCACGACTGTAAGTCCCACCCAGTGCAAGCTAAGTGGGCTGAGCGTGTGGGGTTATCAGAAAAAATCTACCTACACGCCGAAATATCTGCTATGATAAAGGCTAGGGAAGAGGCAGACAAGATCGTTGTCGTCCGTCTAGGCGGTCACTCAGGCAACGAACTAAGACAAGCTCGACCTTGCAAGATCTGTGAAGCTTATTTGCGCCACACATCAAACATCAAACACGTCTACTATTCAGAGTGGACAAACAAATTTTCCTACGAATACTGGGGCTAAACTATGATTTTCCAAACAGGTGATAGAGTTGTTTTCTTGGGTGCTGTTATCGCCGAGCAGGTTGCTTGGGCAGGTACAGATTATCCACACCTTGATGTTGGTGCTACCTACACTGTAGCCACATCAAAGCAGTTTCCATCATTTACTCACGTCACCTTAGATGGTGTCGAAGGTAAATTCAATTCCGTCCATTTTCGTGTAGTATGAGTAACATCGAAGAGTTTACAGAAACAAGCCCAGATCCCTATGATCGCCACCACTATAAGGTAGTCTTCAAGGGTGAGAAGAAAGTTATATATTGTGAGAGCTGGGAAGCTGCTTACGCTATATGGTTTCAATGGGCTGGAATGAAGGCAATAGATCGTATTGACGTATGCGATATCAAACGTGATCAGCCATTAGGCTTTCGTTAGTCGCATAAACCTCCCCAATGTGCTATAATATTGGGGAATCAATGCTCGGTAGCACAGCGGTAGTGCAAACGACTGTTAATCGTTGGGTCGCAGGTTCGAATCCTGCCCGAGCAGTTATAGAGAAACAACAATGATATTCTTCGACAACACAGTATTCAAGCTCAACCCAGATATGGTTATCAATACCATACCTACACCCATTGCTAACATAACTGTTGTTGATGATTTCTATCTAGACTATGACTCAGTCACATTTGAGTTAGATAAATTACCTGCTGCCTACACAGCATTCAATAGACCAGGATCATCCCTTGATGCTAGGAAGTCTTATGCACAATCAATGCAAGGTACTATACTACCATACCGTGAGGAATATACTGATGTTGTACGTAATATCATTGGATATAGTGGTAGAGTTAGGACAGAAGAGGCACTATTAGTCAATTGTAACCAGTTTTACGACGATAAATGGAAGGATCATTACTATAATATACATACTGACACATCTGTTCACGGTGCGGACATCATTTCAACCGTTGTTATGCTAAATAAAAAATACTCGGAAAGTGAGGGATTCAACACGTATTCCAACGAACCGAGCGGCACGGGTCTCTGGACTCCTAAAGACGAGATGAAAGTCAACTATACTGTGCAAGCCAGACCAAACCGTGCTATAATATTTTCACCGCTCATCAACCACGGTGCTGCCCTTGGAGGGCAGTTCCTGGATGAGATGAGATACACTCAGGTTATCTTCTCACATTTATTATGATTCCATTGATCCTATTTTGCGTTGTTGGGGGTTGTCTAGATCAACCAATTGATAACAGACCAATCCACCGACAAATTATGCAAGACCAGTTTAGTGAGAAGACAATTGAATCCTGTTATTACAAAGGCACATTTTATGAGAACTGCAATGACGCAAACAGATGGAACTTTAGCACAGATGATGAAGAGCTACCAGAGTACGCTCGTAGAAGGAGAGATCCCAGAATGGGGAACCGCTGAATATAAGACGTGGTGGGAGAGTCAGTATGATCCTGCTGAGAGCCACCAAGTCGAAGCACACCCACCTATGTACGTACAGGAGTGGGCTGACGGTTACGTAGGCAAATGATGTGACGCTCCGATAGCTGTCCACAGCCCCCTTACAGGGGCTTTTTTATTGCTAAACTATAATCATACACCATACAACTGATGGACCTATCTAAACTGGTTGACGAGAGTCTCCTAACTGAAGACATTATTGACCCACGATGGGAGACTAGTAAGTTTTTCAAGCTCAAGCTAATGAAAGCAAAGCAGGCTGGTTCACGTTATGAGCGTATTGCAGCCAACATTATGTCTAACTTAGGCTACACAGTTGAGAAGCCTGAGAACACAGACCACGACCGTATCATCAACAAAGTAAAGTATGAGATAAAAGGTTCTATGCTAACTAAGGGTAGTGATGATGTGTTCAGCTTCTTGCAGATAAGACCAGACCAGGACTATCACGCTATATTGTTTATGGCTATTGACTTTGATACTATCAAACTATACCAACTGAGTAAAGCAGAGGTACAAGAGCGCATTGATAGTAACATCTTCAAGAAGCAGCACGGTGGTAACAAGGGAAATAGTGGTACTTTCTGCTATAATGGAACCATTGCTAACTTAGCTCCGCATCCTATTACAGAATGAAGAGACACACCACACAGAACCACAAACAGAAGAATGGTCAATACTTTACCACCAACGCATCAGACCTACTAGTTGGGTTTGAGTACGTTGTTGGTGGAAGGACTGTGACTGAACCATTTGCTGGTGGTGGTGATCTTACACGATGGTGCTTAGATAACGGGGCTACTTGTGTTGATGAGTATGATATTGAGCCATTAGATGGCGTAACGTATAACGATAGCTTGATGAACCCCATTCTAACCAATGAGGTTGTGGTGACCAACCCACCATACCTATCCAAGAACAAGAATAAGGATAAACGCATTTATGATATCTGGAAGCAGAATGACTACTATAAATGTCACTTAGCAGCTATTGTAGCTAACAAGGTAGAGAGAGGAATAGTGATACTACCATCTAACTTCCTATCAGAGAGTAGCTCATCAGTGAGAGATCTATTCTTCTCACGTTATAGAATGAATAAGGTAAAATACTATCGTAAGCAAGTATTTGAGGACGCAACTACTGGTGTAGTTGTATTTGACTTTGAGACTTGGGTTCCTGAGTCTACGATGACTTGCTCTTATGAGATTCACTATGATGATGTGGTTGCATATGAGTCATATACACACACTGAGAGGAATGGGTGGCTAGTTGGTGATGAGTTCTTTGATATGATCAGACCTGATATCAACTTCAAGATCACAATACTACGAGAAGGAATGGTACCCAACTCCAACATCATCATTGGGTTGTTAGATAAGGGTAAGTATGCTCTTGGTGCTCACTACAATGATGGTGAGCCTATCTATTGCTCCCCCAAGGCATTCACTACCTATCAGTGTGTGTTGAGTCAGGATCTAACAGAGGAGCAACAGAAACTGGTTGTGAGTGAGTTCAATACTCTACTGGATAGTATGAGATATAAGTATCATTCAATGTTCCTATCAAACTATATGGGATCAAAGCAAAAGATACTATCACGAAAGTATGCTGAGAGACTTATGGCTCACGTCGTATCCAAATTGTAAAGTGTCCACTAGGCGCACACAAGCCCCCCTCACACGCTATACTATATTCATACCAAACAACCACACCAATGGCTGACTTCGCTGACTTCGTTGCTTCCAAGCCTGCTGCTGACGAGGCACAGGCAGAGATCCTACGCTATTGTGAAGTGCTTTGTGAGGCACTGGACCTAGACTCCCCTGATAGCCACTCATTCACCGTTGAGACGGCTCGTAAGTACCACAAGATCATTATGACCACCCACGGCACCAACCGTAGCATACATGCCTTTGTGGACGTCAAGGAGGGCTATGTGCTGAAGCCAGCATCATTCAAGACACCAGCGAAAGGCATACGCTATAATATGCTTGACCCCATCAGCCGTGAGAAGATGTTCAGTCGCGCTGGCTGGTGTAACCACTACCTCTACGCAAACTAATGTTAGAAGAATCCGTAGCACTGCTGTTAGCTGAGAAGCTAGCAGCCGACCTCACAACAGAATACCATTCACAACGTGTGAAGCTCTCTTGCCCTGATGTTGACCAGTTGCGTGAGTATACCGTCAAGGACTCAGGTGACTACTTCTCCATTGTATATCGCAATGGGTTTGACTCAGGTAAGCCATCCATTCACTCACGTATGGATAAGAAGACTGGAACTATCTACGTTGGAGCGTACAATGTTTGAACTAATGCTCATCTCACAGCTACTCACACCATTGGAAGCATCCAATGAAGTGAACAAGTTCTGTGCTGATGTTGTGGGTATCCCCTACGCATCAGATAACTTCTCCTACGAAGAGTGGGAACGTTTTGTATATTGTAGGGAGCACATCAGAGCACCAAAATGAACTTTATCCCAGACGACCAGTATAACCAGATCCTCAAATGTATGCCGATCTTCTGTGTAGATTGGCTCATATCATATGAGGGTCAGTATCTACTACTGAAACGCACCCAACAACCACTTATGGGTGACTATTGGATCATTGGTGGTAGATTGAAGATGGATGAATCCGTTGAGTCAGCAGCATACAGGCTACAGACTAGGGAGCTAGGTCATTACTATGGTCTAGGTAGGATGATTGGCTTCTCTAACTATAGGTTCCCGAAAGTAGATGGTGCTCGTGCTACTCACACACCGGCAGTTAGCTATCAAGTAGAAGTGCAAGATATGTTTATACCAACTATGGATGAGACTGAATCAGAATATCTATGGACCAGTAAGCTACCGAAAGATTATATCGAACAAACTACATTTATAACCGAGTGCCCTATCAACAGCGGTCCTATCTAGGACAGTTTGCATAGTGTCCACCAAATGCCCCACAGCCCCTGGTTGTGGGGTATATTATATTCATACCAAACGAGGCACCCCTCTTGACCAAGAACCTTCACATCGAACACCCCGAGGACACCATCCTTACCGGTGATATGTCCGTGCTTGACTGGTTCAGCGCCCCTTCAGACATCAGCGTCAAGATGGATGGCTCAGTTGCTATTGTATGGGGCATCAACCCCGAGAATGGTCGCTTCTTTGTTGGTAAGAAATCAGTATTCAACAAGGTCAAGGTTCAGATCTGCTACACACCACAGGACATTACAGGATTCTATGGTGATCGCGAAGAGCTTACCGACATCCTCCTAGCCTGTCTTGACTTCCTCCCTCGCACTGAGGGCGTATTTCAGGGTGACTTCATCGGTTTCGGTGGTCAGTCTGTGTACACACCCAACACAATTACATATGATTTCGGTGATACTGTTGAGAGTGGTATCGTTGTCGCTCCTCACACTCGCTACGTTGGCGACACCATCAAGTCTATGGTTGCTCAGCCCCTCACAGAGACGCTTGAGAGCGACCTAAACGTGCTTTTCGTCCAACCTACCGTAGATTGTGCATATCGCTTCTACAAGGAGGTAGAGGAGGTTCGTAGCATCTTCGAGAAAGCTACTGGAATGACCCCTAAGGCTGCTGCTGAGGCTAAGATTGCTATCAATGCGTTTGTACGTGAGGGCAAGGAACTTACTGCTGAGCTGCTCTGCCTGATCCTTGACGATCAGATCCTAGCTCATTGCTATATCCTCACAATGCGCCTCAAGGATATGATGATGGATGCAATGGTTACATATAATGACGGTCCTACGTGCTATATTGCCGGTGAGCTAGCCGATGATGAGGGCTATGTTCGCGTCAATCAGCACGGTACTATGAAACTGGTTGATCGTTACCAGTTTGCTTGTGCTAACTTCAACAACACACGATTCTGAGACAGTTCCCAAACTGACCACTAAACTACCCACACCCCCATCAAACGGGGTATATTACATTCATAGGACACCAAACCAAATGCTTATCAACTGGACTGACGAAGAACGCGCCTCCGCTCAACGTGGTGACGTCAACATCTTCATTCTCAACACCTCCCCAGAAGCCATCAAAGAGATGGACAAAGAGCTTCCTACTGATACTCACATCATTGAGTATGTTATTGATGGTGAGACCTCCTACGACGCCGTCCGAGGCTACAAGATGGTTGATATCTTCAACATCTACCACGACAAGTTCAAGGCTGACGGTATTGATGCTCAAGTCGTCAGTATCACGAGTGGCTATGGTGTAATCAAGCCTAAACTTTACGGTTATCAAGCCGTTGAGTCGTCCAAGAAGACCAAGTAACTTCCTCATTCTGTTCAAAACAATGCTAACTCAAGATGATCATGACTTCGTTTCTTTCCTCTTCGGTAAACTTATCAAGCACGTCGATGTTGATATGCTCGATCTTCACGACGATGACTCTTGCTGTGACCATTTACAATTTGAACAACTAGTACTAGACTTATGATTGAAGCAGTTGTTATCCTATCCTGGATCTATATTGCATATATTATTAGAAACTATCTCCACATTTTCACAAACAAATGAGCCAACTATCACAAGAATCTATCGGGAAGCTTGCACAAGTCATTGCACCCAAAGTATTTGAGTATATCTCTGAGGACGGTCGCTACATTGACGGTCTTATGAATACACTTGAGCCTGCTATTGTATCAGTAGTTGGGCACGTCAGCCCCGACCTAGTTGGTGAGCTTGGTTGTGCTATCTACGGTATGATCGGTGTGCAAGATATCAATGACCCATATGCAGAACATAACATCTGGAAGACACGTTATGAGACATTATATCGTTATATGAAGACTCACTATGCTGAGAGCTACATTGATGGGGCAGAATATGGTATCATAGGTAGGCAATTCCCCGAGGACAACTGATGTTCAAGCAATACTCACTAGACTCACTACAAGTGGATCTTATTGTATGTGCTTTGCAT